GATAACCAAAACCAGCGCCTTATGGCATTAAAAGGCAACCCGCTATACGGCGATTATTGGGATAAAGTAGTATTGGTAGCGACAAAGAGATAACTATGAGAGCACATGAATTCATAACAGAACACAGACTAGTGTTTAAGCGTAATGCTAAATCAGGTAGTATTACCATGAAGTGGCGTTGTGAAAGTGGTCCAAGAAAAGGCAGAACAGTTCCTGATGCTGCACAATGTTCAGCGGCTCCTGATCTTAAAAAATCTGCTAAGATGAAACAAACAAGGCAACGAACAAAAGTAGCGCAAGCAAGAAAAACAAAAAAGACCAAGCGCGTTAATCCTATGACTCGCACAGCTACAAGATTAAATAAGCTAATGAAGAAAGGATTAAGAGAAGATATAGCTTCAGATATAAAAACACAACTTGGTATAGATAAGTTCGATATTTCAGAAAACAACGATACTATTACACTACATAATATTATTATAGGTAAAGAAAATCAAGGAAAAGGTTTAGGTACTAAAGCATTACAAATGCTAACTGATTACGCAGATTCTGTGCAGAAAAGAATAGTACTTACTCCTGCTGTTAAAGACACGCACCACGGTACTACTTCTAGAGCTAGATTAGTTAGATTTTATAAACAATTTGGATTTAAAGAAAGTAAAGGTAGATATATAGATTACGCAATAGGCGCTGGTAAAATGTACCGAGAGCCTCTAGGATGATGAATAGAACAAGGATAGATAATATATGAACAAGTGGTTAGAAAATATAGTTTTTATGTTGTTACCTATAATAGTTTCAGGTATAATTTATTTGTTCTCTAGTGTAACAGAGTTACAAAAAGCTATTGAAATGACAGCATTATCAAGACTTGAACTAAGACTTGAGATTGAACAAGAAGTTTTGGCAAACAGAGAAAGAATACACGATTTAGAAAATAGAATAGTAGTTTTGGAAACTCAACTTGAAAAATAATATAGGAATAAGATATGTTAGCAGATGATTTAAAAGTATTACTAGCAAGCTGTTATGGCTTTGCTATCAAAGCACAACAGTTTCATTGGTGTGTAGAAGGTCCTGATTTCCCTCAATATCACAAATTTTTTGGGGATATATACGAAGATGTATTCGATAATGCTATTGACCAAACAGCAGAATATGTAAGAACTTTGGGTAGTTATACCCCAGGTAGCTTTACAAGACTACATGAACTGTGTATAATAGAAGATCAGCTAAAGATACCACGCGCCCAATTAATGATTGCTGAACTTTATCAAGACAACCAAAAACTGATCGAACTTTTAAATCAGTGTTTTGCTAGTGCTGAGCAAGAAAACAAGCAAGGCATTATGGACTTTTTAGCTTCACGATTAGACGCACATGAAAAATGGAGCTGGCAGTTAAACAGTACATTAAAAACAGACCGAGCATAAATACACTATCACTAACAAGGAAACACTTATGAAGATTCAAGAAGTTTTAAGCGAAGCATACGATCCGTTTGATATCGACGGTGAAGAAGATGAAATGGATACAGATACTAGAAAAGGTAATTTGGTAGTTGATTTGGTTAATGCAAAAGATGTTATCGATGAACTTGGTAACGCTGCAAATCCAAAAGACAAAGAAATGAAAAAATTCAAGTTTAAGGATCCTGTTATCAGTTTTGCTGACGGTAGAACAGTTGCAGTAAAAGACACAGAGGACTTCCGTGATCCCAAATACTTGCCATTAAAATTCGTTGATTTGTTTTTAGAAAAGCATGGACAGTTAAAAACTGATGGCGCTACCCAAATGCAAAACGATGCTGTGAAAAGTAGAAAAGACTTTTTTCAATCCATTAAAAACGCGATTGATGGAAAGTATGGTAGCACTAAACAGCGTTCTACTTACGATGAACTAAAACCTGGTAGAGGCGGCGGCCCAACTTATTACACATAAGAATTAACCCTAGGACCGTTGGGGTTATGCGGGGCGGCTGCTGCCCGGTATACGATTCGCTACCGTATTACTGAAGTGAGCATTACGAGTTTATTATGAGAGCACGAGAATTTATTACAGAAAACACTGTTCAAGAAGATCCAGCTTATGGTTTGCCTACCTTGGATAAACACCAATATAGTGTTCTTGATAAACTTGTTAAAGATGCAAAGAAGCGTAATAGAATAACTACCAAAGCTATTCAAAGTTTAGACGAAGAAATAGACGACAACAAAGCCGCTGAAATAGCTAAAGCTACAGAATGGGTTTGTAAAAAACTAAAGATTCAAAAAATACCTGCTATTGAACTTAGTATGGACACAGATGAAGCGCAAGGCAATCATCATACGGGTGGACATGTTCCTGGTTCTGGTAAGATTTGGGTTTATGCTAAAAACAGAAACTTAGTAGATATACTTCGCACGGTTTTCCACGAACTCGCACATGTAAGACAACACCAAGACGGTAAAATTGAACCCAATTCAAGTTATCCAGGTTCACCCATAGAAGTAGAAGCCGATGCCGTAGCCGGCACTTTAATAAAAATTTACGGCGCAAATAACCCACATATATTTGAATAATACCATTATTATTGTAAAATGACTAAACTTAGATTATATTAACAGTCTAAGAAAAATTTCTAACCTATAGAAATTCAAACTATATACTTAACTACAAACAGGAGATCATATGTCATCAGGTAGAGTATTCACAGCAGACGAAAAAACAAAGCTTACCCAAATCGTAAATGAAGGATTAAGCGTATTAAACGAAATCGAAACACTTAACGGTGGGTTGAATGATACGATAAAAGCCATTGCCGAAGAGCTTGATATCAAGCCCAGTATTCTAAAGAAAGCAGTAAAAACCGCATACAAGTCATCACTGACCCAAACTAATCAAGACAACGAAGAGTTGAACACAATCCTAGAAACTGTAGGACGTACCCAGTAATATGTATGTTGATGCAATCAATGATTCAAAAAATGATCGCATTCATGTAGTTGAAAGAACTCCTGATGGCAAACGAGTCTACCAGGAGTTTCCTGCTAATTATGTTTTCTATTATCCTGACCCTAAAGGTAAGTATCGTTCTATATATGGCGATTCTATCAGTAGATTTTCTACTAGAAAAAAATCAGAATTTGAAAAAGAAAAGCGTATACATTCAGGTAAGAACCTATTTGAAAGCGATGTAAACACAGTATTCAGATGCTTATCTGATAACTATTTGGGTGTTGATGCACCTAAGCTTCATACAGTCTTTTTCGATATCGAGGTTGACTTCGATTCAACTAAAGGTTACGCTCCCACTAGTGATCCATTCAGTCCCGTAACAGCTATTGCTCTTTACTTGGATTGGCTTGATCAGTTGATATGTTTGGCTATTCCGCCTAAACATATGTCAGACGAAACATCACAAGACTTGGTTGCAGAGTTTCCTAACACATTCTTATTTCGCAGTGAAATAGAAATGTTTGAAACGTTTTTCCAACTTATCGAAGATGCTGATGTGTTGACTGGTTGGAACTCAGAAGGTTTCGATATTCCATATCTAGTAAATCGTGTTACTAGAATCATGAGTAAAGATGATACTAGAAAGTTCTGTTTGCTTAACCAATTGCCCAAAGTTAGAACTTATGAACGTTACGGCAAAGAAGAACAAACATATGACTTAGTGGGTAGAATTCATATGGACTATCTTCAGTTGTATAAAAAGTATAACTATGAAAGCAGACATAGCTATTCACTTGACGCAATCGGTGAAATGGAAGTGGGCGAAACAAAAACTCCATATGAAGGCACATTAGATCAGCTATACAATCGTGACTTCAAAGAGTTTATCAGATATAACCGTCAAGATACTATGCTTGTAGTAAAGATTCACAACAAGCTAAAATTCTTGGAATTGGCTAATCAACTAGCACACGAAAACACAGTATTGCTTCCAACAGTAATGGGTTCAGTAGCTATGATTGAAATGGCTATTTACAACGAATCCCATGCTCGCGGTATGATGGTACCTGATAAGCAACGTACACAGTCGGACGAAATGGCTGCTGCTGGTGCTTATGTTGCACAACCAAAGAAGGGCTTACACCAATACGTGGGTGCGATAGATATCAACTCGCTGTATCCTTCTACTATTCGCGCTCTTAATATGGCTCCAGAAACTATCGTGGGTCAGATTAGACAAACACATACTGAAAAGTATCTTGCTGAAAAGGCGCTAGAGTTGGCTAAAGAAAAGCGTAACTATGACGAAGACGATGAAGTAGAAATGAGTTCCTTGCTTTGGGAAGGCTTATTTGGTTCATTAGAATATACCGCTGTTATGAATCAAGAACGCGGAACTATGCTTATCGTTGACTTTGAAGATGGCAGATCACAAGAAATGTCTGCTGCTGAAATATGGAAAATGGTATTTGATTCGCATAATCCTTATATCATATCAGCTAACGGTACAATCTTTAGAAGTGATCGTGAAGGAGTTATTCCTGGTCTACTTACTCGTTGGTATGCTGAACGTAAAGAGTTACAGAAAAAGCTTAAAGAAGCTACAACCGATGCTGATAAAGAATATTTTGATAAGCGACAGTTGGTAAGAAAGATTTTGCTTAACTCTGCTTATGGAGCACTCTTGAACGAGCATTGTAGATTCTATGACAAGCGATTGGGTCAGTCAGTTACGTTGACTGGTAGACAAATCGTTAGACACATGAGCGCACAGATTAACGAAATCGTAACTGGTAAGTATGACTTTTATGGTGATGCTATCATTTATGGTGATACTGACTCTGCATATTTTTCTGCTTGGCCAATCATTGCTGAAGATGTTAAGTCTGGTAACATGGAATGGAATAAAGATATCGCTATTACTATCTATGATAACATTGCAGATCAAGTAAACGAAAGCTTTCCAACATTCATGGAACAAGCTTGTCATTGTCCAAGAAAGAACGGCAGTATCATCAAAGGTGGTAGAGAAATCGTAGGTGACGTTGGCTTGTTTATCAAGAAAAAGCGTTATGCTGTAAACATTTATGATAAAGAAGGCAAGCGTAAAGACGTAAATGGTAAGATAGGTGATATTAAGGCTATGGGTCTTGAACTAAAAAGATCAGACACACCCAAGTATATCCAAAAGTTCTTGCTAGACGTATTGACTATGGTTCTGAGCAATAAGTCTAAAGAAAATGTAATTGAACGCATTAAAGAGTTTAAGAAAGAACTTGCCGATCAACCAAGTTGGACTAAAGGATCGCCAAAATCAGTAAACAAACTTACTTATTATGGTGAGCTAGAAGCAAGAAGTAAAACCGGTAAAGCAAACATGCCTGGTCACGTAAGGGCTGCTATTAACTGGAATTTCTTAAAACGAGCACATGGTGATAATTATTCAATGACTATATTAGATGGTATGAAAGTAGTTGTATGTAAGCTAAGGAACAATCCATTAGGATTTACATCTATTGCTTATCCTACTGACGAGCTTAGATTACCTGAATGGTTCAAGCAACTTCCGTTTGATGATTCGCTAATGGAAACTACACTAGTAGACAACAAGATAGAAAACTTGTTGGGAGTTCTAAACTGGGACTTAAAGAACGAAACAGATATTAGTACTAATTTCAACGATCTGTTTGTATTCGGTTAAACTCACAATTGACAACTGCAATAAAATCCACTATTATACACAATAGAAATACCTAAATAATTTCATACAAGAGGATATAAAATGAAAGATTTCTTGCAAGACGTAATACAATATATGCATGGCATTAACGACATTGACTTGGTAAAAGTCGTTGGCACTGATAAGGAAACAAAACTAACTGCTGTTGCTGAAGATAAAACAGTAGTAGTATCCAGTGTTTTTAAACACCCAGTTGCTGAAGCTATTGGAACTTTTGGTATGCCCAACTTGAGCACACTTAAAACTATTCTAAGCTTTAGCGAAGACTATGACGAAAACTCACAAATCACAACTGTAAAAGAAGATCGTGACGGTGAAATGACACCAACTACTATTTTGTTTGAAACTAAAAACAAAGATTTTAGTAACAGCTATCGCTTGATGATCAAGACTGTAGTAGAAAATAGAATTAAGAATGTTACTTTGAAAGTTTCTTCATGGAACATTGAATTCGAACCTAGTATTCATGGTGTTCAACGTTTGAAGCGACAAGCACAAGCAAATAGCACAGAACCGTTCTTTACTACTAAAGTAGAAAATGGCGACTTGAAAATCTACTTTGGTGATCATTCAACACACTCAGGTAACTTTGTGTTCCAAGCAAAAGTAAACGGAACTATGGCTAAAACTTGGAACTGGCCAGTAAAAGCTTTCTTGACTATTATGGACATGCCTGGCACAAAGACTATTAAAATGTCAGACATGGGTGTTACAGAAATCACTGTAGACTCAGGATTGGCTGTGTATACTTACATGCTACCAGCACAAACAAAATGATTGATAAAATAGAATCACATTGGGGCGGGTTGACTATAAGTAACCCGTTTAGTACTCATATAAACATGTCTAATCCTTCAGCTGGAATGGTTAGATATAACAGAGATCATTTTGAAGTTTACGACGGGTATTCTTGGGAATCACTAGCACAGTCTGCTACAGTAGACTTAACTCATGATAGTAGACAAGCGTTAGAGTGGGCTATTAAAAAGATGCGAGAAGAACAAGCAATAGAAAAATTAAAAGACAATCCTGCTATTGCTGATCTTTTAAGACAAAAAGCTGATATCGAAGAAAAACTACAGATAGTAAAAATATTAATAAAGGACCATAATGGATCAGATCCAGTATAATCTTACTAACGCACACAATCCAGAATGGGCACTGTTTTTACCAGCAGTCAGTTCATTCTTTATCGCAGGACTGGGTAAGCAGCGCGAGGGTGAACAGTATTTTGATCAAGCACGAATACCTCAAGGGTTTAATGGTGACGTAGAATCACTTAACTTTTTAAACTCTAAGCAAGGTTTGTATACTTACAAGTGGGGCTTGTATTCAGCAGGTCATGCTAATTTAGATACTACCAAAGACGATCCTACCGAGTCAATTATCAGAAAGAGAGAACAGGGTACTTTCATGCTAGGAGACTCGGGTGGATTTCAGATCATGAAAGGACAATGGCCAGCTGATTGGAAAGACCCTAACTGTCCCAAAGCTATGAAACAGCGTCAATTGGTGCTAAAATGGATGGATACTTACATGGATTATGGTATGTGTCTTGACGTTCCCAGCCAAACTCTTAGAAACAAACACTTGTTAGATAAGCATGGTATTTCTACGATTGACCAAGCTATTTTGGCCACCCACATCAACAACGAATACTTTATCAACAACCGAACAGGTGAATGTAAGTTCTTAAACGTACTACAAGGCCTGAATCATACACAAAGCGATGATTGGTATCAAGAAATGAAAAAGTACTGTGATCCAAATATATACCCAGATAATCACTTTAATGGGTGGGCCTTTGGTGGTCAGAATAAAATTGACATTCACTTGATGCTAAAGCGTATTGTAAACATCATATACGATGGGTTGCTAGAACCAGGTAAGCATGATCTTATTCACTGTTTGGGTACTAGTATTTTAGAGTATGCTGTGTTGTTTACAGATGTACAGCGGGCAGTTAGAAAGTATCATAATCCAAACTTGCAGATCACGTTTGACTGTGCTAGCCCATTTTTTGCAGCAGCAAAAGGATTAGCATATCACAATACTTTTATCGAGCATGATAAGAAATGGTCTTATGCAATGGAAAAAACTGCTGAAAATAAAAACTATGCTACAGATAGTAGAAAATTTAGTGACGCAGTTTTACAAGATGGTGTCCATAAAGTTTTTAGTGAGTCTCCTGTAACTGATAAAATGCTTGTTAAAGATTTATGTTATAGAGGACATGGCTTTTTGGGCCAACATGGCAAAGAAACTAAAACAAGTTGGGATACTTTAAGCTATACACTGATTCAAGCCCATAATGTTTATCAGCACATTTATGCAGTGCAAGAAGCTAATCGTAGGTATGAAACAGGCACCATCCCAAAGATGCTAATGAATGAAACATTCGATGCCATTTATTTTAAAGATGTAGTAGAAGAAGTATTTTCGCAAAAAACAAGAGACGATAGTTTAGCAGTACTTGAAAAATATAGCAGGTTTTTGATGCAACTAAAATCTGGCACACAAGGATTTTCTGGTAAGAAAGCAGTTAACTCTTTGACACACTTTGAACAGTTGTTTTCTGTAGAAGAAACTGAATCTGAACCAGAATTTGATGAAATTATTGAAGATAGCGATGATGCTATTAACGAGGTATTAGAATGAGTGAATTATCCAAGCGTATAGAAAAAGTTACTAAAGAAATCGATCAACTGACAAAAAGTATAGCCAATGCCGCCAAAGACGAGTCTTTTGACAAGAATAAGTTAAAAGAAATGACAGATAAGAAAAATAAATTAGCTTTGGAAAGAACAAGACTTGTTAGGCAAGAATGGGAAGAAACACATGAAAGACTTGACTATGGTGATGACAGATGATTGAACAACGAGAAATGGCGTTAAAAGAACAAAGAAATAAAACAATAGCCAATGCTAAAAAGTTTATTTATGTGCAGTTCCAAAAAGAAGGTTATCATTGTTTCCCTGAAGCAGCTACTGATCCCGCTTTCAAGACTGATGATTATTATGACGTATCCCATTTAGCACATAAACATATGCACTACTTTTTTATAAAGGTTTGGCTGCAAGTTACCCATTCTAATAGACAAGTAGAATTCATACAGTTTAGAAGGTGGTTAGAAAGTATGTATTCTAATGGCACACTAGAGCTTAACAATAAAAGCTGTGAAATGCTAGCCGAAGATTTATATGCCATTGTGGCAGCAAGATATCCTGGAGTAGAAATTAGAATCGATGTATCTGAAGATAATATCAACGGTGCATACTTAGAATTTTTACCCTAAACGAATATTATTCGGGTAAACGTGTAACCACATTACTTGAATAGTATAGCACAGTATCGTAAACTGTTACTGTGTTGAAAGAAACACAAACAACTTTAACTTTAACTTTAATTACTTTATGGAGTAATTTTTAAAATGACAAAACAAACAAACAAAACAAACCCACGTGTTACACAAATCTTTAATGATCTGGACAAGTATCGAAACTTTTGTAGAGATTTTGGATACAGATTCGATGAAGCAGACCTTTATGCTAATAGGAGCTATGTGTGGCGTCAATACACTAAGTCCTTGGCAGGAAAAGAAGTGAAAGACCAGTGGGCTGTTCAGCTTGAACGCATGAACGGATAAGGAGTTATTGTGGGTAGAATTATTTACGTTCCCCTAGAGCACATTGACGGGCGATATACGATTCACATGGATCGTGATATCGAATCTTATTTAAAAACAAATAACATAGATTACGTAAAGATTTTCCCAACAGCAGAAACTCCTCCCCTTCCCAAGGGTATGTTTTTGAATGCGCCTTTTACTACTAAGTTTAAGGCGCTACAAATCGCCCAAATCGCTGAAATGTACGAAAAGGGCGATATTCACGATTCGGACAAATTCTTCTTCAGCGATATTTGGTTTCCTGGCTTAGAAAGCTTAGCCTACATGAACTACTTTACTAAAAAGAATCCTAAAATAACTGGAGTAGTTCATGCAGGCAGTTTTACTGATACAGACTTTGTTCGTGACATGGAAAGATGGGCAAAGAACTTCGAAGACGTTATTTTCGATATTAGCGATGAACTGTATGTAGCTAGTAACTTCATAAAGAACGATATCATCAAGAAAAGAATAGTTAATCCCGCTAAGTTAAAAGTAACTGGGCTTCCGCTTGACTTCGTGGGATTAGATAAATTTAAAAATACAGAAAAGAAATACAATATAGTAGTATTTAATGGCAGACTTTGTGACGAAAAACAACCCTGGTTATTCGATGAACTAGCAAGTCAAGTTAGAGCTAGATTGGGTAACGATGTTACTTTTGTAAAAACACAAGACATGAACATATCCAAAGAAGGATACTACAAACTATTAGCTGGCAGCAAAGTAATAGTAAGTTATGCTTTACAAGAA